CCGAGCGGTTGAAAAAGCTTTTCGGCAGCCAGAACAGCAACTGGAACCGGCTGGCCCGTACCGAGATGACCATGGCCGCCGAGCAGGCCAAGCGCGACGAATGGCAGGCATGGGGCGAAAAAGAGGCCGAATTCATGCCGGCGCCGGACGGCTGCGCCATCTGTCAGGCGTTGCGCGGCATCTATCCGATCCGTACCGTTCCCATTCCTGGGCGCAATACGCACCCCCATTGCCGCTGCTCCATCCGACCGGTGGTGAAATAGTGTCACGCTTTGCCAGAAGAGGGCTTGCCTCTCTGGTATGAGTCGGGCATCGGCTGAAAAAGCAGGCAACAGATAAGGAGACCGTTATGTCGAAACAGGGCAAGGTTGATGGAATCACCAAGACCGAGACGAATCCCGAGAAGAAGGAATTCGCCGGGGATGGCATAGAAGGGGAAAAAGGTGGAGGTGAGGGGCTGAATCAGGAGGGGGCTCAAGACGAGGCCGACAAGGCTGCGGCTGAGCGGTTGGCTGCCGAGCAGGCGGAGGCCGACAAGGTCGAGCCGGAGGAGAAGTCGATCGTCACCGGCGAGGATTTTCTGGCCATGAAGCGCCGCGAGGGGCACCAGGTATGAAACAGTTCCAGAAGCAATTCGGCTGCAAGGCGGTGGCGGTTGCCGGCGCCGAGATCAGCGCCGACATGCTGGCGAAGATCAACAGCTTCGCCCTGGAACCGTTGACGGCGGATCGTGTCTACGTCCGCAAGTTTCTCCTCTGCCATTCGGCCATTGACCGTGACAATGAGCGATTCCCCAAGATCATGATCGATGACTTTGCCCGGTCGCTCCCTGGTAAGTCCTTCCTCTTCGTCCACGATCGCCGCTCTCTACCTTTTGGACTCTTCTTTGACGCCAGTGTTGAGGAGATGTCGCCGGAGCAGTTCAAAGCGTTGACCACCGTGGAGGCCAAGCTCCCCGAGGGGGAGGCTACGGTCGGTGTGGTCTGGGCCTGGTCCTACATGCTCAACGAGGATTTCAACGCCCCGGTCATGAAGAACATCGACGGCGGTGTCTATCGCCATGTTTCCATCGGCTTTGGCGCCACGGACCTGAAGGCGATCAAGAAAGAGATCAATGGCCCGGTGCAGTACTGGGAATACGTTCCCCCGGGGGAAGCGCTTGAAGGCTCCCTCGTATGGTTGGGGGCGCAACCCGGTGCCACCGCGCAGAAGTCGCTCGGAGATCCCGACACAACGAAAGGAGTCATCACGATGAAAGAGTTCATAGCAAATCTGGGCAAGTCCCTGGGGCTTACCCTTGATGAGAACAGCGCCACGGAACAGATCCTCGGTGCCTTCAAGTCGCTGCAGAAAAAGGTGGACGAGCTGGAACCCCTCGCTGAAATGGGCAAGCGGTTCCGCGATGACCTGGTGGAGCGTTACGTCAAGGCCAAGTCGAAACTTGGCGAAGTGGCTACCACAGAAGAGGCGCAGAAGGGGATGAAGGGGGTGGTCTGCACCTTCCCCATAACCTTCATTGACAGCGAGGTCAAGGCACTGGAGAAGCGGGTGATGGAGAAGTTCCCGGCCGAATCCCAGCTTGAGGGTGCCGACGGCGAGAAACATCGCGAAAAAGGCGCTGACCAGACCGACGCGGCGACAAAGAAGGCTCACGCCCTCGTCGCCTGATCACCATTACGAACCAGATTATTCGGAGGAATTGAACCATGGCCAAGGGATATGTCAGAACCGAGTCTCGCAACGTCAAGACTCTCAAATACACCAACGGCTCGGCGGTCACTGCCGGCGACCTGGTGCTCATCAACGGTCATCTCTGCTGCGCCCTGAACGATGCCGGCGCCTCGGTGGAAACCGTCTACGCCTACGAGGCGCGGAAAATGCTCGTGCCCAAGGAAGCGGCGCTGGCCATCAACGTTGGTGATGCTGTCTACTGGGTAACGGCCAACAGCAACGTCAACAAGACCTCGGCCGGTAACACCAAGGCTGGCGTCTGTGTTGAGGGTGCGCTTTCCGCCGACACCACCGTGCTCATCGAGCTCAAGCCGAACGCCTAATCCAGGCTGACCTTAAGCGGTACTGAATTAACCCGTGTAACCATCCGTGGAGGATAGCATCATGCGCGAAAGAGTATTTAACTGGCAGGGGCTGAAAGAACTCGGCACCCGCGACGAGCAGCTGCTGGCGGTAAAGACCGCCCTGGCCCTCTATTTCATCCGGCCGCTGGTGGCCAGTGGCGATGTTGTACTGCCCTCCGAGCAGGTGAAGGCCCTGGAGGCCATGGGGGTCAAGCTCACCACCCCGAGCAACACCGCCAACACCAGCGCCCGTACTCCGGTTGTCGCAGGCACGTTCAACGCCCTGCCGCCGGAGGATTTCGGCTTCATGTCGCTGTTTGACATGGTCGACATGCGCGGTATTCCGCAAAGCCAGTTCGAGATCCTCGACACCACCAACGCCATCAGCTTCACCCAGCGCAAACCCGGCGAAGAGGCGAAGATCTACGAGGTCTCCGACGCCAAGGCCGTGGTCTCCTTCCTGGAATTCGCTGCCGGTCTTGGTTTCCTCGATGTCTGGTTCCAGTTCCAGCAGTTCTACAAGTTTGACGACGCGGCAATGCAGGTACGCAACAAGTACTATGATCAGATGGCAGCTCTGCACTACGGGCTCTTCACTGCCCTGGGCGCCGGAGTCAACCAGGCATTCAGCGCCACCGACTCTGAGACCATCGACAACGCCTGCAACCAGATCATCTCCGACTGCAAGGGCAAGGGGTATTTCACCACCGAGAGGCCTCAGTTCACGGTGGTCTGCAACCCCGGCCTGGCCCGTCGCCTCACCAAGGCCATCTGGCCGCTGGCAGTAAACCCCAACGACACCGGCAGCCAGCCCCCCATCAACAACATCAACAATCTGGTGCAGACCTGGCAGTTGCCTAACACCAGCTACTATGTGGTGTTGCCGGGCAATAAGCTGAAGCGCGGGGTCTGGATGGATCTCCAAGTGGAAAGCGCCCGTGACATCCTCAAGAGTGCCGAGGATTTTGTCTGGAAGGGTCAGTACAACGCCGCCATCGGCGACAGCCAGCAGGTTCGTCGCAACAGCCTCTCCTAACCCACAACCACCCCCGCCCTGATGGGCACCCCCTCCTGAATCAGGAGGGGGTTTGTGGGGGAAGGGCACCATGGCACTCACCGAGACCGACATCAAGAACCTCGGCTTTTTCGCAGAGATGTTCCGCTGCAAGAACCCGGCTGAGTTCACCACCCTGGTCACGGCGCACATTGCCCGCCAGGAGTCGATTCTCAAGGTACGGCTGGGGGATGCACTCTTTGCCAGCAGTGACCCGGAGGTGGCCAACCTGGTGGAGCGTGCCAGTGAGTGCCTAGTGGCCGCCGAGCTCATCAATGTACGCATCACCATCAAACGGGCGCAGATCGCCCAGAGTGGTGTTGATGTCTCAGTAAAGGACGACCTGCAGCAGCGCAAAGAGTACCTGGACGAGGCGGAAAAGACCATCACGCGCCTGTCCAGTGGCGCCTCTCCCGACGTGGGGGATTACGCTGGAGGAGTGCTGGAGACCTCTCATTTCGACGGGATCACCCTGCCGGTGGGTGGCGCCGAAGCACTGCCGCACTGCTGACATGCTCAACTTCCGTGTGACGATCAGTGGCGACAAGGAAGTTTCAGAAGCGCTGAAACGGGTCTCGGCGGGTATCCCCGCTGCCATTAACAGAGGGTTGGTGCAGGCGGCAAAGGGAGTTTACCGAGAGGCCTTTGACAAGCTTTCCGGACCCGGCGCCAAAAAGTCGAACATTACTGCCGGGGGTTATCCTGTGCCGGTACGCACCGGCCACCTTCGGAGCAGTCTCAACTGGCTGAAGCCGGGGGAGAGTAAATCAGGAGAGGTGGGTAGTTTTTCAGCTGGGCCTTTGGAAGTGGTGATCTACAACTCTGCCAAATACGCCCGCTATATCCATCAGGGTGAAGGATCATCGGCCAAATTTGGCGCCCGGCCCTTCCTCACCGATGCCCTGACAGCATTCAATCAGGGGGCGAAAATCAGCCACCTCATTGAGAAAGAGATCCGGGCGGAAATCACGCAGCAACTGGGGGGTAGATGATCGAGATGGAATCGGTGTCACTGGTGGCCGGAGGGATCATCACCTATCGGCTCATGGAATTGGGAACCTCCTATTTTTTCCGTCGAATGACAAAGGACGATTTCGTGACCCGACGCGAATGCTCACAGTGTGCAAAGCAGGGAGACAGCACCATCATACGGTTGGCTGCTGAGGTATCCACCATCAAGGGGATACTGCTGGTGCTGGCGGTAAATGCTGACATACCAACGGAGCAGCTGGCCAAGTTGACACAGGTGGGGATACTCGATGGTCGAGAACTTTAAAAAAGCGCTTCCGGTGGTGCTGAAGCATGAAGGGGGCTGGGTCAAAAACCCTGCCGACTCTGGTGAGGAGACCTACCGTGGCGTGGCCCGCGCGTATCATCCCCACTGGGATGGTTGGACCATTATCGACCAGGTAAAGGCGACCCTCGGCGAGCAGCCGAAGTATGACACCCCGGCGTACTGGCGCTTTGTAAAACAGCTTAACCCACTTCTTGCGGCACTGCCGATGTTGCAGGAGATGGTCACAACCTTCTACCGCCGCAACTTCTGGCTCCCCATTTACGACCGCATCACGACCCCACTGATAGCTGCCAAGGTCTTTGACATGGCAGTGAACATGGGACACGAGCCCGCACACAAGCTGGTGCAGCGGGCAGCGGGAGTAGAGGCGGACGGCGCCTTTGGCAGCATTACCCTGGCAGCCGTAAATAGTAAAGACCCCATCGCCCTGGTGCAAGAGATCAAGGCGGTTACGGAAGCACACTATCGAGAGATTATCCGGCGCAAACCGGAGAAGCGGCAGTTTTTAGCCACCTGGGTCAACCGAGCCCAATGGCCCAAAGATCCACATATGGCGTTTTGAAAGGAGCCACCATGAAATTCATCCACGGACTCATCGCGTTTTGCCTTGTCATGATCATCGCCACATTGCCACTGATGGCGGCGGATCTCCCCGCACCCACACCCTTTGGCCTGGCCGTGGCTACCTTCACCGGCAACGTGGTATTCCCGCTGCTCACCGCCTTTGTTGTAGGTCTGGTTACACTCTTGCTCAAGCGCTTGGCTGCCAAGGCCAAGTTGCAGCTCTCCCAGGAGCAGTTTTCGTTTATGGATCGCATTGTCCATGGCGCGGTGACCTATGTGGAAGAGTATGCCGCTGACCAGATCAAACATGCCAAGGTCAAGCTCACCAGCAATGAGAAACTGGAAATGGCCCTGGAGAAGATCCTTACGGAGGCGCCGCAGGTCTCTGAGGAGCGGGCTGTTGAGCTGGTGCAGTCGATGCTGGCTCGTATCAAGGGGGCAGGCGCCACAGGTGAGCAGGCCCTGTGATTGAGTCGCTACTCACCATAGCAGCGGCTCTGCTGCCGTTGTTGTTGGAGATAGCCGACGACTGGCGCAAAAAGCGCCGCAAACCGGAGAGGCTCTATGCCCAAGCTAAACAACAGATGGACCGCGCGCTTGCTACTCGTGATGCTGATCGTGTCAGCGGCATGTTTGACGAGCTGCGGCAAGAATCAGGTGCGAGTGATTCCGGCGGACCGGATGGTGCGCCTGCTGGGCAACGGTAATTACGAAGTGACTCCGGCCTGGTTGCAGGAGCGCTACGAAATCGAGCGACGCTTGCAGCAGCAGCGCGATGAGTGCCGGCAGAGGGGTCAATGAGTTTTACGGCAACGCTGGACAACCTGGTTAGCACCCTGACCAATGATGCTGCACTGCAGGCGTTTGCCACCGCTGCCTGGGGTAAGCCGATCACTGTGCATGCCGGCTACAAGCAGCGGATGGAGATCGGTGCCGAAGAGCTGCCGGTCATTCGAATCACCCGGCCACAGGTTGAACCGGACACGAAATCAGCCAACCGCATTGCCCTGCATAAAGTGCGGCTTTACTGCGGGTTCTATCAGCCAGACTTGGAACTGGCGGTCAGTGAAACAATCCAATACGAGGAGCTGATCCGCGCCGCCCTGGTGGTTGACCGTCGCCGGGGGCAAACGGCACAAGCCACGGTACCCGGTGACAGCGCCAACGACGAGGGGACCTATCACCCTTCGTATTTCCTGGTTATGGATGTGGATATTCAGACCTACGACCACGCTTGAGGTGACCCATGAAACCAATCAGATTCCTTGAAGACCGGCAGCTCATGAACGAGTTGACCGTTACCACCGCCGGCACGATCCGTGACGACCTGCCCGAAGAAGAGGCGGCGGCCCATGTCGCCAACAATGTCGCCGAGTATGTCATTGACCGGCCGAAGCGGGCCGAGAAAGAAAAAGAGGTGAGCGCCGATGCCTGACCAGTTCCTGAGTTTTCACGAGGAGACCACTCGCGGGACGACGCCGGGCTCCCCGACGCGCCGCTTCTATCCCGTCATCAAGGGGCTGGCCCCCAAGTTCAAGCCGAGCGATAAGCCCCGGAAGGAATTTCGTGGTAACCCAACAGCCCAGGGGGACAGTACGGTTGTCCGCCAAGAAAGCCAATTCAACTTTGGCCCCGAGGTACGAGTTTATCCAGGCGTAGAGATTGGCCTGCTGATGAAGCACCTGTTTGGCTTTGCCGGCACTCGGTCCACCGTCGACACCACGGCCAAGAAGGGGATCCTTTACACGCACGACATGCCCTATGGCAGCGGTGCCCCCCTGGCAGATAAAGCTCTGGGATTGGAGCCCAACATAGACCGGGACGGCATCACCAAGAGTCAACTTTGGCGAGGGTATCGC